GGCGTCACAGGGCAAATAGAATAAATAACACATAGATCATTCATAAAGGAGAACATCACATGAGATCAACAGAATTTATCCGAGAAGCAGGACCCGGCGGTCCAGGTTTTATACCAACTGATGCTCAACTAGCAGCACGAGCAGCACAAGGTGAAAAGAATGCACAAGGAATTAAAAATTTCTTTGCTGGAGCACCACAAACTGGCGCTGCCAGCAACATGGCACAGGACCCAGCACAACTGGGCGGGCAAGGAAGACCAGAAAATTCAATGGACGACAGCGACGATTTTTATGCTAAACCATTTGTGGCACCAGCAGCACCAGTAGCACCAGCAGATGGTATAGGAGTAGCACCGCCGGCACCAGCAGATGGTATAGGAGTAGCACCTCCCACTCAAGCACCCACACCGGTACCTAAGAAAACGTTTACACCAGATCCAGCTGGTGTAGCAATTGCACAGCAATTAAAGATGGATTCTAACGCAATTAAATTATTCCAAAAAAATCAAGGATTGAATCCAGACGGACGAATTGGTCCTCAAACAACAGCGGCATTGAAGGCAGCACAATTGAAACAAGGCAACGTAGCTGCCAACGACAAAGGTGGTGCAAGAGGTGGTGCTGCATTTGCGGCCACAGATCCACGCAGAACTGATGCTGCGGGCGGCGGCCAAACTGGATATAATTCACCACCATTTGCAGCACCAGCTGGTATAGGAGTAGCGCCACCAGCAGGAGCACGTCCACCAGCAGGTATAGGAGTAGCGCCACCAGCACCACGTGGCGGGAACCTGCGCAACCCAAATGCCGAAAATTTATTATCCACAACTGAATCTAAACAACGTAATAAGTTAACAAATTTTGAAGAAAGTGTGGATCGCATGCGTCGGTTGTCAAACATGTTAAAAGGGTAGCATGAAGTTATTTGAGTTCTTGTCAGAAGCTACTAGCTCAAGCAATATCTATACCGTGAAATCCGGGGATTCCTTGCCAAGCATAGCAACGGCCAATGACACAACTGTGGATGGCATCATGTGGCAAAACCCACAGTTTGTTAGTCCTAATGATATACAGCTTGGATCACGTATACGTTTACCTGGACCGGGTGCCAACACCAATACCAACATAGAACCATCTTCAAATACCGGTTTTAAATTCAAACCTGGGGCTATAGATCCAAATGAAATTAAATCTTATTTGAAATCTAAAGGTCTTGATAGCAATCAAGCCGCAGGGTTATTGGTTAATATCAAATTTGAAAGCAAATTTGTTCCGGGTATGTATACAGCCAGCGACGGTGGCGAAGGACAATCTGGCGGGTTGTTTGCTTTCCATGATGGAGTCAGTGGCAAGGGTGCATTTACTAACATGGTTAATGCAGTTGGCCCACAATGGCAAACTGATTGGAAAAAACAAATAGACTTTGCATTGAGTAAAAATCTAGGTCGACAATATACAGCAACAAAATTTAACACCCCGGGAGATGCTGCTGCATGGTGGCTCAACAACTATGAAAAACCAACTGATACCTCAGGAAATAGTGCCAGAATCAGTTCAGCAAATCAATACGCCTAATTTTAGAAAATAAATTATCATGTCTGCAACAATAACTTGGACCGTAACCGAAATGAACTGCTACCCAACAGCAGAGGGACAACCCAACGTGGTGTTTGAAGTTTACTGGATTTGTAGTGGTGTTCAAGATACCTACAGCAACCATGTGGCTGCTGTGAGCGCCTGCAATGTTCCTTTGCCGACCACTTCTTTTACGCCTTATGCTGATCTAACACAAGCACAAGTGCTTGGCTGGATCTGGGCCAATGGTGTCGACCAGTCTGCTGTAGAACTACAAGTACAAGCCTTGATTGACGTACAAATCAATCCTCCAGTGGTAATACTTCCACTGCCCTGGACAACATAATCATGCGACTATACGAATTCTTTGACCAACCACGCGAAGGCATGGGATTTCTGGGCGAGAAAAATGTTGAAGAAAACGACTTAGACAAATTTAAAAAGTACATCAGACCAGTAGTAAAAACCACCCCAAAGATTGAAAGAACAACCAATCCTGCAGGAAGAACTACTGACCACGTTGAATACAAAGTTACAACTCCCACTGGCGAAATTCACAGATACAAATCTAAAAAACAAGCGCAAGAACATTTTGATTCTTTTGGTTCTCAAGGTGTCACGGAAGGCTTGAAACAGCAATATCTATGGCCTGGGTCAAGACAAAAGATTCCTATGTATCAGCCAATCAAAGATGAAATTACAGAAGCATTTGACTATCCCTATAAACTTAAATGGGAAAAGAGTAACCACGGTGATGTCGATGCATCCGCTACATTAGATGATGGTAATTATCTAAATATAATGTTCAATCGGGACGAGAATGAAGACGGTGAATTAGTATGGAATGTTGAGTTTGATAGAAACTACAGCCAAGCAGTCACGGGCGAAGGCGATGCACAACGAGTATTTGCTACTGTTCTATCTGCTATACAAACATTCATTAAAAAGTACAAACCATTGAAATTGACTTTTGCCGCTAGTAAAGAAGTTGATCAAGGACAAAACTCTCAAAGCAGAGCCAGACTCTACGATAGTTTAGTTCAACGATATGCTAGAGCTTGGGGTTACAAGGCTTTCCGTGCAGACACTGGTAATTTAGTTGTATATGAATTTTCAAGAATACAAAAGCTGAAGGCTGTAGGTGAAGATTACACTGGACAATTTGCCAAGGAAGGTGTGGCGGAAGGCTCGCAGGAAATAAATTGGGTCAAGCCTAATTTTGATTTTGAATGGCACGAAGTTGAAGAACAATCCAAGATGAAACAAGTCCCGGTTGATGTCAGACAGTATTATCAAAAACATTTTCCTAACAAAGATGCATGGTTAAAAGCAGTTCAAAATGGTAAGGCAGTTGTAGTGCCACCCGACCATGCCTATGAGATAAGAAATGCTCCGTTTGATAAAGCATCTTTACAAAAAGTTTTAGCGCCTACTGGTCACGAAGGTCCTATAGGTCCAGCAAAAGAAAAAAGAGTAAATGATTTGTTTGATAAAGGTCAAGTAGAAATGCCTATCATACTAAAAACAAGTCAAGGACTGTGGTTAATAGGTGGCAAAACACGATTGGGCACAGCAAATTATGTTAAAGGATTACCTGCTAAAGTCTGGCTAATTAGTGGAAAGCAAGGTGTGGCGGAAGGCTCCGAGTCTGGTCCAGTTGAAGCATATGGTTATAGATACAACAACCGAGATCAACGCATAGTGTGGCGTAAAATTTTCCCAAGTGGAGAAGCTGCTTATGCATGGGCAGACAGAAATAATGCCACAGTATTGGGTACCCGCTCAACAGAACAAAGATGACTGCACAATTTGTGTTGGTCAAAGCTGATGTTTCAATAACCTGGAACGGTGAGGCACCCAATTATAGATTGTATGTAGGTGGTGAATTGTTTGCTGATCGTACATATATTTGGCAGGAACAGTATCTAGAAGAACTGATTCAGATTTATGCACCACCTGGAGATTATGAGCTGCATTGGGAATTGGTTCCGTCAACAGCAGGTGAGATAACTGTGACTAATGTACGAATTGATAATGGCCCAGTTACAGCATGCATAGTAAATAATTCAGTATTAAGGATTCATCATGAAAGTACATGAAATAATGGAAGATGCAAGCAGCGGTAGCACAGGCTCGGGATCTGTGGCTGTGATGGTTCAGCCCTTGGGCACACAAACAAGACAAGGCGGTTCTATGCTGAGTGGTAAATACACAACGGACCTAACGCCTAATACGCCCAAGGAATACAAAAGGAACAAGCATGCTCGCGGACAATTTAAAAACACTCCTGGCAACTAATTTTGCCTACTACCTAAAAGCCCATGGCTTTCACTGGAACGTGGAAGGTCCCGACTTTGGAGAACTGCATGATTTCTTCCAGGGCATCTACGAAGATGCTTACTCTGCACTAGATCTCACAGCAGAATACATTCGCTACCTGGGCGAATACGCTCCTGCTAGTCTAGAGCGTTATAGTGAACTCACAGAGATTGCCGGTCAGATCAAGATTCCCCGTGCTCGACTTATGTTGGAAGAATTATATGCCAACAACAATCAAATGCTTGATGTGTTAAATGCTTGCTTTGCTTCGGCCAACGAAGAAAATGAACAAGGCATTGCTAATTTTATTGCAGAACGACTCAGTGCTCATGGCAAGTATCGCTGGCAACTGAACAGTTATTTGAAAGTTGAACGAGCATGAGCGATGACATTGCAAACATACTAAAACGTCTGGCCGTAATTGAGTCAGATATTACTCCTGTCTCAGTAAAAAACGGGCTGAACAACCAACAAAAATCAGTGCCACAATTGGCTGCATTGTTCAAGCCTGACAATATGTCACCGGTGTTGGGCAGCAACAATCAAACAAAACCGCTGGGTAACAATATGTTTGGTGATAGTGTTCAACACACTCGTAGTGCATTAGCAGAACGCATGGCCGAGATTGACGAAGATATGTTGAGCCGGGTCAAGAAGGATCTCACACAGTACCTTGACAAGCTGGAACAAAAAGCCAAACAAGAAATTCAAGACAAGAATCCTGCCAAGCCTGATGATCAAGATGACTACGAAGAAGCTGCACAAGAAGAATCTCAAGAGCCAATGCTGAGTGGTACTGCCATGATGACTCCTGTGAGTGTGGGTGAATGTGGTCCTGTAAAAATTATCACATTGGAAGATGGCACATGTTTAGAGTGTTATGGAGATCAACATCGTGGATTTGAGATACGCCATCAAGACCGTGTGTTGCCCAGCCGGTTTGGTACATTAGATGAAGCCGAAATGGCAGTAGAAATGTTTCAAGCACATCGTCGAGGCCTGCCACAAGACCCCAGTGAAGATTACTTAGAAGAAGCATAATATGATTATTGACCAACTATTTACCCGCCCGCTGTTTGAATCTCAAATGGATCCCATAACACAATTTGCCAGCAATGCACATGAAGAATGGCGTAGGAACTTTGATCCCACAGGCACCAAGCCTCGTGTGAAAAAGAACAGTGACGGAACAGAAGGTGATATCAATGTGCCTTTTGCTGACTTACATCCTGACTGGCAGAAAGAAAATCTAGCCGCAGGTCATGCTGCCCATCGTGCTGTGAAACATTTTGGCCGAAACATGGAAAAGGCTGCGGAGTATGTACACAACGAGTGGATGAAACGCAACCCCCGAGCTGATTACAATGCTGCACAGCATGTGCCATACGATGATTTACCCGATGATGAAAAAGAAAAAGATCGTGTGCATGTTCGCACCATGATGCGACTGATGGGTCATCAACCTGAACAGAATATAGACGAAGCGTCCGCTGCCAATGATTATTTCACCCGTCGCAAAAGTGAAGAAGAACGTATTGCTGGTGTCAAGGCCCCGGCCCGGAACAAAAAGAATCCTGCCAACACTGACTATGCCAAACGTCGTAAACAGCAAGATGTGACAGAGGATGCAACATCTAATCTTCTGAATATGCGTCGAGATGATCCTCGCATACAACAAAATCAAGATATAAATGATGTTGCTAAAGAAATTTACGCTCAGATGGTTGCAGAACGAGGTCAGCCAATGGATAGGGGACAGCAAAACAACTGGATGGCGATTGCTCAAACAAAAGCAGCAGCAAAACTTCAACAATCAACACAACAACCACAACAAAGTTTTCCTAGTCAAGGTAGTGAGCGTAGTGTTGCCAATCCAGCAGCACAACAACGTCCTGGCAGTTATGTTCAGCGATCGGCTAATTATGACAACTTTGAATCTCAAGGGATAACCGAAGCCGGGCATGATCACCGCAGACGTGCTGCTGATTCGCACGATGATGAAGAATGTTCATCATGTGATGGAACTGGTGAAGGTCGGCATGAAGGACAAAGTTGCGGTGCTTGCGGAGGATCAGGTGTGTCCCGTGGTCACTATGATCACGATGATTTTGAAATTCCAGACAAAGACGATATGTATGAAGGTGTGGCGGAAACTGTGTCAATGGATCAGGCCAAAAAAGTGCTGCGTCATTATGGTGCAGATCATTTCAAAACAACCACTAACGAATTGCATTTTTATAAAAACGGCAGTCCTTTAAGTGTTGACTTAATTTTTAACGACGATGCAACTCGCAGTGTAAGTTTAAGACAATTGAATTTGGCCACTCGTAAATTAAAAAGGCAAGGTGTCACGGAGGTTGCACAAGGTCATACCATTGAGGCACACGGTGTTCGTGGCATGGATCGCCGCACATGGCACAAGACTTTTCGGAACACGGACCAAATGATAGCCTGGGCCAAAAAGCATGACGCAGAGATCATAGGCACCCGTGATCTAGAACAAGCCCGGCATTACAAATTATCTCCTGCCCGGCAAGGTGTGGCGGAAGGCAGAGTTGCCCAACTGCCAACTCGCGGTGCGGATTATAGCAAGTATGACACTGATCATTTGAAAATGATGTTGCGACCAGGCGTCTTACATCGTGATGAAGCAAGATTCAAGGCATTGATTCGTAAAGAACTACAGAAGCGTGAACAGCAAAGTCAGCAAGGTGTGGCGGAAGCGTTTCCTAATCCGGGTTCGGGTAGCACTGGCAGCAGTAAAGAAGACAAGCGGATAGCGGCCGCTCTACGAAAAAAGCATATACCCACTACACCTAATAACAAGAAAGAGCAAGGTGTGGCGGAAGATCTAAGCCGCAGAGGATTCTTAAAAGGTGCAGGTGCGGCGGGTGCGTTGGCAGGCGCGGCTGGCGGCGCTAATGCATTTGACTTTGGTAAAAAGAATAATGAAAAAAAGTTTGAAGATTTTCTTACCGATCCAGCAGACAAAGAGAAATATCTAGTATTGCACAAAAAAGCCAAGCAACTTTATACAGCAATGGCCATAAACCCATCTCTGAGAGCGGCCGCATATTCGGAGATAGCCGCTTTTAAAACGTTTAAAAAACAAATGGCTGAAAAATACAAGATCGTCGATAATATCGACGAGCAAGGTGTGGCGGAAGGCTCCGGAGGCAATTGGTATATTCGGGTCAACGGTAAAATCCTCAATGACACTAAGTTTAAGCCAGAGATTTTCTCATCCGAAGACGAGGCAAGAAGTCACGCAATGAAACTTGCTGATAAGAAACGCATACCGTTGTCACAAATTAAATTAACAAAAAGTTGGATGGATGCTCCTGAGCAAGGTGTGGCGGAATCCAACACACTGATGAACAAACTGCAACGAGCCATGATCAAAGAAGGCCGTGTGAAAGAATTAGCCGACGATCTCAAAACTCTCAACGACACCGAGTTCATGAAGAAATACGGCAAGGCCAAAGCTGCCATCCGCAAGGACATGAAAAAAGTGGACGAAGGCAATGCCAACAGCGGACGGCGCAATCCAATCGCTCGTCCGGACAATGTGCCAGTTAAATTGGGCAGAATAGAAAAACTCAAAACTGGAATTAAACATCATGCTGACTCAAGTCGTTATGGTGGTACTGTGCCAGATACAGATGATGACCATCTGCTGAGTCCAGCATCAAGACATCATTTGCACAAAGTAGTCACCCCAGATCATGACATAGACGAAGCACGTACAAGTGCTGCTCAACGATTGAGCACGGCTTGGGATCGACAACGTGCCAAGAGTGACGCCAGTTTGGCAAGAACTCCCGGCTCAATTCCCAAAAAGCCAGAACCCAAGAAAGCAGATCCTGCGGCAAAGACCGTGAGTGAACATCGTGTGAAACGTCAGGCACTTATGGCACAGATGTTAAACGGACATTGAGTTAACCAAACCACTTGCATATAGTCAACACAGTTGCTATAATGTATTTTTACTGGAGAACTCTATGGACAATCAAAAAACATTCAATGGCGATCAAAAAATCAAGCTGATCCAAATCATCACGGAAGGCATGCAAGTCACCCAAGAAATTGAAACACTCACAGGTGGACTTAATGATACCATCAAGGCCATTGCTGAAGAATTGGAAATCAAACCCGGTGTGCTAAAACGAGCAATCAAACTGGCACACAAAGCTGAGTTTGGTCGAGCCAAACAAGATCACGAATTGCTAGAAACCATCCTGGAAACTGTGGGCCGAACTCTTTGACACAGACATTTGCAGATTGGCGCAGCAGCATAGCACAATATGTGCAAGCAGATTTTCAAGCATATCCTCTCAGATTTTGCTTGGAACTGTTGGGTTGGTTTATATCTTTAGGATGTAGTTTGACCTATGCTATCACTGTGCCCAATGTTCCTTTTATACTGTTGTATTTTGCTTTTATTATTGGATGCGTGATCATGGCCTGGTGTGCATACACACGTGGCAGTTTTGGCATTCTGGGCAACTACTTGATACTAAGTATAATTGACAGCGCAGGACTGATAAAACTGTTGTTACACCACAGTTGAGAATCGTTCACTACACGAACATGAAACACGGCCACCAGCCATAATTGGAGATAGATGAGTTACATTGATGCACTATATGATCGAGCACACGATCGAATTCACGTGGTTGAACGCCGAGATGGTCGAAGGGTATATCAAGAATATCCAGCCAACTATGTGCTTTACTATGACGACCCACGTGGCAAGTTTCGTAGCATCTACGACACGCCTGTAAGTAGATTTTCCTCACGCAACAACAAAGAGTTCCGCAAGGAAGTGCGTATGCACTCCAGTAAGAAAATCTACGAAAGTGATATCAACCCAATCTTCCGTTGTTTAGAGGACAACTACAAAGGCCAAGACGGACCCAAGCTACACACAGCATTTTATGACATCGAAGTGGACTTTGATCCAGAACGTGGGTTCTCACCGGTAACTGATCCATTCAACCCAATCACTGCTATTTCAGTATACATGGATTGGTTGGATCAGATTGTGACTCTGGCAGTACCACCGCGACACATGAGCATGGCAACTGCCAAAGAAATTGCCGCAGAGTTTGACAACTGCTTTATGTTTGAAAAAGAAGCAGACATGTTGAACACATTTCTGGACCTGATTGAAGATGCGGACATTCTCACTGGATGGAATAGTGAAGGCTATGACATTCCTTACACTGTGAATCGTATCACCAGAGTGCTCAGCAAAGATGACACTAGACGTATGTGTTTGTGGAACCAGTATCCCAAGCCACGTATGTTTGAACGATTTGGTGCAGAGAACCAAACTTATGATTTGGTAGGACGAGTGCATATGGACTATATGCAATTGTATCGCAAATACACTTATGAAGAACGTCATAGCTATGCACTAGATGCCATTGGTGAATACGAAGAAATTGGTCGCAAGACTGCATTTGAAGGCACACTGGATCAGTTGTACAACCAGAACTTCAAAATCTTTATTGATTACAACCGCCAAGACACAATGCTGATTGGCAAGCTGGACAAGAAACTGAAATTTCTTAGCTTGGCCAATACACTGGCACATGAAAATACTGTGCTGCTGCAAACCACAATGGGTGCGGTGGCTGTGACTGAGCAAGCAATTATTATTGAAGCTCACGAACGTGGTATGGTAGTTCCTAACCGTAAAGAAAGACTCTCAGATGAAGACACGCAAGCTGCAGGTGCCTATGTTGCTTATCCCAAAAAAGGAATCCACGACTGGATTGGTAGTATCGACATCAACTCGCTCTATCCCAGTGCTATTCGGGCCCTTAACATGGGTCCAGAAACCATTGTCGGCCAACTCCGGCCCATAATGACTGATCGGCTGATTCGAGACAACATGGCCAAGGGAGATAGCTTTGCTGCTGCTTGGGAAGGATTGTTTGCCAGCCTGGAATACACAGCCGTGATGGAACAACAACGCGGTACAGAGATCACAATAGACTGGCAAGATGGCAATGAGACTGTGCACTCTGCTGCTGAAATATGGAAGATATTGTTTGATTCAAATCAACCTTGGGTACTCAGTGCTAATGGAACCATATTCACCTATGAGAAAGAAGGTATCATACCCGGCTTGCTCAAACGTTGGTATGCCGAACGCAAAGACATGCAGAAGAAAGCAAGAGAGTTTGAAGG